GTGGTTCCTATGTCATCGGGCAATTGGGCATCTGGTATTAATGATATTGACCAATTGTATGCTCTTCGTCTTAATCCTGCAGCACAAACACCTCATCCTCCAGGAAGTTTATTTGATGCTGATGAGACCCTCATTAATGTTATTAAAATAAAGAGAGGTTTTTTGTCTCAAATACGATGGTCGCGAAATGATGATGTTGGGAAAATTCTTGGAGAGTTTGGTGCTTGTCCAGATAAACCTTGTGCTTTTCCTATTGTGGCTATATCAGATCCGCCTAATGTTCGAGAAGCTTATATTGTTCCCCCGGTGTCTGTCTTGACGTCCTTTAATTGTTATTGGAGAGGTGATCTTGAATTGGAATTTGATTTAATAGCTAGTGTATCCCATAAAGGCTCGATTATGGTTACTTATTTACCTGGTGCTATATATGCAGATGTGGCTAATACTCAAGCTGATTTTAATAGTGGTCACAATGCTGTCTTTAAATTGGATGGTAAAACATCATTTGTTTTTCGTGTTCCCTTTATTTCAGATAAACCATGGTGGTCAGTAGGTGAGACTTTTGGTGATGAAAAAAGAGTTCAATTACCACCAGGTATTATATATGTTACTGTAGTTAATAGATTATGTATAATGAATGCTGTTTCGGACGAGATTAATATCAATGTATATCTTAAAGGAGCTGATAATTTTGAAGTAGCTGTACCAACACCCCCTTCTTATATTCCATTTTGGAATGGAGCTAGTGTTCCCCTTACACAAAGAGGTTTATTCCAAAAACCAGGTTATGATGGTCAAATAGCATTTGGAAATTGGCGTTATGCTTCAGCGGGTGTATTGCGTTATAGTACTGTTGCTGATCATATTACCCAATGGGATGGTAGATCACATCCGTTTGGAATATATGAGATTGATCCTATTAATTCACCAAGATTGTCTTTGAATGGTAAGGTTGTTAATAATCGGGGTGTTACGATGACAGTTAGACTTAATTATTTTGTACGATTTATTTGTAATGGAGATCGCGATTCGTATTTTTATATGACTGCATTTCAAACTTTGAATCAAGCACAAACATATGTTAATAAATGGAGAGTTTTGGGAAATGATGATCCCTTATCTAATAGTCCTCAAATGTATATGCTGAAAGGTGTTGAAGAACCAGACTACGTTGACGGTAAAATTATTCTTAGGTTTATTGGTTTTTCGTGTGAACCTCAAATGGATTCAGCTTATATTAGTTTTTCAAATGCTGCTACTACAACAAATAATGGTAGAATTCAATTTGGAGAAAGTTTTGTCGACGTTATTGATTATATGAGACGTTATCAACCATATTGTAACTTTACAGCTATTACTACAAGTTATATGTCTGAGGATGTTTTTCAACTCCAATATAAAATTCCTATTTTTCCTATTGGTTTAGATATTGCTGAATCTGTTGATTTTTCCAAAGTCACCAAAGGAGGTGTTATTCCTTTATTGCTTTCAGCTTATAGATTTTATCGAGGTGCATTACGATTTAGAATTGTTGTTAATTGTAAAGATGATATTAAAATGTTTGTTCAACATAGAATGGATCAAATTCCTTCATCTCGGAAAATGGTCCAAGGTACGCACAAGTCTGACTATTATCAAACTCTCGAGAGTGGTTATGCTCAAAGTTATTGTTTTACTAAAATTAATCCAGTAACTACTATAGAAGTGCCCTTTTATAATAATGGAGTTTTGGCTTTGCTTCAAAATCCTAATTTTAAGTCGATTTCAGAAATTCAACATTATTCTTTGGGTTTTTTGTCTTTTGCGTTCTTCTCATCTGCTAAAGTATCTTTTAATGTCCAACTCTATTATAGTATTGCTGATGATTTTAAGCCTTCTAATTTTATAGGTTTTGGTCCTCTTTCTAGTATTACGAACATATTGCCAAAAGAAAATTTGGATGAAAAAGAGAGTTTTGAGAGGTTGTGTGCTGAACAGGAGTTTTTCCAACAACGAGAAGTTATGGCAAGTGATTCTGAAGACTCTTATATGGAATCTCCTCCACGAAGTTATGTCTCTGATTCTCATCCAAAAACAGTCTCTCAAGTCGTGTCTGGACAAAACACGTTCGTTAGAACTTGGCTTCATGGAGAGCAACGTCCAGTTGGTCATGATGTTGATGTTATTCATGCTGAACCCAACGGATTGTTTGATAAGATATTTTCTAAAACAGCTAAAGATGTTGTTGATGCTAAATTTGCAGAACTTAAAGAGGATCCATCTGATTTATATAATATGATTAATGAATTTTTGAAACCGTATTTTGAAAAACTTATTGACGTGGGTTCAGATGTTAAGGGTCGAATTTCTACAATTGTATCTAATTTAGTGCATGCTCTTATATCACGAACGTGGCCTAGCGTTTGTTTTGCAATGATAGCTATTTTGGAATGCCTAGGTTTGATTAGGACAAAATTTGTAGCCATGTTGGGCAATTTGTTTACAAAACTACTATCATATTGCGAAAAGATTTCTTCTTTTGCATCAAAATTTTTTTCAGAAGATGTGCAGTTATCTTCAACGCCAGAATTCGACGTAGTTGAACATAACAGCAAGAAAGGAGAAGATTTTGATCATAAAGATCTTGTTAGTGGTTTTTCAACAATTTTGTCTATTGTTGTTAATAGTGCTGATCTTGTTTATCGTCGTGTATCTACTGGATCTTTTTTTTCTGAAAAACATGGTTTTATTGGATTGTTTAAAAATTTTGTTTCTACAGCGAATGGATTATTTGTTTTTTTTAAAAATACTATAGAATGGTTTATCAAATTATATAAAAAAGTTTTATTTAAATTTTCAGGGAAATCACAACTTCAATATCTTTATGCTGAAGAAGCAGATATTGTTGAAATTTGGTTTATGGATTGTGCTGAACTTGTGGACCATTATACTGAGAAACAAATTATTAAAGATGCTGTTTTATCAGCAAAAGTTTATTATTGCGCTTCTATTGCAGATTGTCTTAAGCAAAAATTTGCCGATATGGAATGGGCTGATGATCCTACTGATGAGAAGTTTAAGAAAGCAAAAATGTTGACAAGTACTATGGTGAATAGAATTATTGATTTACGTAAGAGTTTGATGAAATATTCTCAGACAGTTCCAGTTCGGTTTGAGCCTTTTGTTCTTTGTCAAAGCGGCAATCCTGGTGTAGGTAAAAGTTTTGTTACAAATTCGCTATCTAAAAAGTTGCTTTCTGCAATTTCATGGTCAGGACAAGGAGAAACAATGTTTGTGAGAACTCCAGGTAATAAGTACTGGAATGGGTTGGAAACTCAACCAGTTCTCGTTTATGATGACTATTTGGCTATGACAAGTGTAGAAGCAGTTGATGCTGATATTTCAGATCTCATGTTGTTGAAGAGTTCTGCAGTTTTTAATCCTCCACAAGCTGCTATTGATGATAAATATAGGCGATATAATCCTTATTGTGTTTTTCTTAATACCAATAAACCATATTTGCATGTACAAGGTGTGTCATGTCAACAAGCTTGGCGTCGACGTAGAGATATTGTTGTGGATTTTCGTCTTAAACCTGAATATGAAGGTAAAGCTATATCTGAAATTCCTTCAGAAGTGTTGAATGAGTTTGGTCATCTTGTTTTTTCTGTTTATGCATCTAATTTGGTTGAAGGTCAAGGCGATACTCGTTTTAAGAAAATAAATGGTAAAGTGGATTTGTCTTATGTGGAATATGAGCGATATGTTTGTGAACAATTTAAGAAATATTATGATACTGAGATGGTTAATTATCGCAAGAGATGTGATGATGAATATTTTTTTCGAACGTCTAGTGATGGAACTCTTAATGATGTGATTACACAATATGCAGAATTTATAGGTAGATTGACGTTGAAAAAAGAGTTGGCAACAGATAAACAAGAGTTGTTTCATCGTAGGCTCAATGAACTTTTTACAGATATGAATTTTACAAGTCAAGTTTTGCCTCCTGAAGTTGAATCTACATCTTGTCGCGTTATGGAAAAAATGATATCAAGAATTTTATCTACATATAGACAGGAAAATGAAATATTTTCCAGTGTTTGTGGTGAAAATATTGAAGCACAAGGAGGTCGTAAAGATTTTATTGCAGCGGTTGGGCGTACGAAATGTAAACATGCTCACCTTTTTGATCATATATCTCGATATGAATATTATGGTAATATTTCTGACGTATTTAAAATGTTGCGTCAAGATGCTTTACTATCAAGACTGTGTATTGATGTTGAGGATTTTTATTTTATAAGCAGTGATTTTATGTCTTGTATGCAGAGTGATATGGAGACTAATGAGTTGGTAGCCTATCATGATACACATGATTTTTGTATTGTTGGAGTTCGGCGCTGTGGTGAGGATTGTTTTTTTGAAGTGTCAGAAAATGGTCGCACAGCTGCTGAATGTTTTTGGAAAAATTATTTGAAACATAATAGAATTAATTATGCAGATTTACCTCCTACTGTTCAACAAACATATACAAGTGCTATGATATATGATAAACGCACGAAAACACAACGACTTATTGCTTCTTTTAAATCTTTATTGAGAGATATTGGTTTTGTCGCTTCTAAATTGTATTTTGGTAAGTTGTTATCATGTGTTTTTAAATTTTTGAAGTACGTGTTGCAGCTTGTTGTGTTGTGTTCTGTGTCTGCGCTTGTTACGCCGCCTATATTTAAAATGGTTCATGGTATCACAGATTCGTGTGGCAAAATGCCGCAAATGACTTCATATAATGATTATATTCCAAAAGGACATCTTCGTAAACCAGTTGTAGCGCGTAAAACAAATATTACGAGTCAAATGTCGGATCAAACACAATTTAATCTTGTTGGTTTGTTGAAAAAAAATACTTTTGATCTGACAGTTCATACAGAATCAACATCTGTTAAAATGCGTTGTGTTGGATTGCAATCAAATGTATTTATGATGTTGGATCATTATCATGACTTTATTCATAATACTTATCTTACTGAGCAAACTAAACCTCGAATTACTATATCTAATTCAAAAATGAACTTGCCTATAGATTATGCTGATTTACGTTTTGTTAGATTTTCAAATAGCGCTCTTGTTTTGGCAAGACTTCCTACATATTTGGGTTATCAGTTTAAAAATTTGATGAAGCATATAGTTGATCAACGAGGGTCTGTTGTTGTTCCTGATCGAGGTAAAATTGTTGAAATAAATGATGATGACGTTTTGATACACGATGAGAGAATTAAACGATTGGATAGACTTGTTGTCGACGCAGATGTTGAACAAGCTGGTGACACATATGTTGAAACTGTGTATCGACATTCAATTAGTAGAAGAGGTTTGTGCGGAGCGCTTCTTGTTGCAGATACTAATACTGTTGCGCCAATTTTGGGAGTGCACATTGCAGGTGCAAAACATAGAAGTTTAGGCTTTTGTGAAGCATTATGTCGAGAAACGTTATCTGCTGGTATTGAGGAGCTTTTTAAAGATGGGTCTAATGTTTTTCAATTTGCTGACGTGGATCATCTTGTTGTTGAAGGTTCACCAAAATTGACATTGGAATCTAAAGTTGAAGAATTGGGCGTTGTTTCTAAAGAACTTACTAATATGCCTCCTCAGAAAAGCAAGCTGGAAAAGTCTGAATGTTTTGAAGCTTTCTTTTCAACAACGAGTGCTCCTCCCATTTTACATCCTAGGGATGAGCGGTTAGCTGAAGATGCAAAATTTTCGCCTCTCAAGATGTCCTGTTTATTCCATGGGTATGTTCCAACTCCATTTGAGGCTGATTATTTTGATTTGGCTGCTGATCAATATCGCTCTCTTATTCTTAGCGTTGTACGACCTAAAAGGGTGAATGTTAGAGGTGTGCTTGATGTCGAGTCAGCCATAGTGGGAATTCCTGAATATGGTTATGACTCTATGGAGATGAACACATCAGAAGGGTTTCCTTATGTGAACTATCGTCCTAAGGGAGCCCATGATAAAAAATGGTTGGTTGATCTGAGACAAGAAGGTGGAAGAATGAAGCTTTATGGTCTTCATGATATGCTTCAAAAAGAAATGAGAGAAAAGATGAATGCTCGAGAAAACAATATTGTTCCAACTACTGTTTTTATTGACTGTTTGAAGGATATGAAGTTGCCAACTGAGAAAGTGTTTGTTCCTGGTAAAACAAGAGTGTTTAGTTTGAGTCCTGTTGACTTTACTATACAATTTAGACAATATTATTTGGATTTTATGGCTTCTTTTCAAGATGCGCGTTTTGATGCTGATCACGCAATTGGAATGGATGTTGAGTCTATAGAATGGCACAATTTGGTTTTGACTCTGCATGAAAATAGCTTGAATATTGTTGTTGGTGATTACCAGAAGTTTGGTCCAACTCTTATGAAGAAATGCGTTGATGAATGTTTTGAAATAATTGTATCGTGGTATGAGTTATACTATGATAATGAAGACTCTGATTCAACTGTTAGACGCGTTATGGGACAAGAATTGTCCACTTCACTCCATCTTATGCTTGATAATCTTTATAGGTCTTTTTGTGGTGCACCTTCAGGTTCCCCAATAACTACAATTTTGAATTCTATGGTTAATAGTTTGTATATGCGCACTGCATGGGTTGCTATTATGGGGAAGAAAGTTAATTTTGATGATTATGTCAAAATGATATCATATGGTGATGATCTTATTGCGTCTATTAAGGACGAAGTTGTAGGGCATTTTAATTGTATTACTCTTGCAAAATTTTTTTCAAAATATGGAATTGGTTTTACTGATGCTAGAAAATCAGTGGATTTTTCAGCTTATGTTCCCTATATGCACATTGAAGACCCTGATGTTACTTTTTTGAAAAATACTTTTGTTAAGCATCCGAATAGACCTATTTATATTTCAAAATTGGATGAACGATCTATTCAGGAAATAGGTAATTGGGTTATGAAAACTGCTACTCCAATAGAGGTTTCTAAAGATGCGTGCATAATGTTGGTTCGTAAACATTTTCCATATGGTAAAGATGAATATGAAAAGATGCGGAAAATGGTTATTTCTTTTTGGAACAGGAAAAATGAAAAAATAATTATTCCTTCATGGAATGAAGTTGATATGCAAATGTTTGATTGATTTATTTTGACAGTTTTCTCGTTTTCTGTCTGTATTTCCTCACTCGACACTTTGTGTCTTGTTGACAGATATTGTGA